CTTTGGGTACAAGCACAGCACGCTGAAGAATTGCGTCGATGGCCGGGGCGGATCGCTTCGGCCTTTTGCGTTGGGGGCAGTCGACATGACGGCAGGAAGGATCGTGGCCCGGGGAAAGGGCCGAGCGGCGCAGCTTCGCGCGTTGCCGAAGCGGCATTGGAGCAAGGAGAAGCAGGAGACGTTTCTCGCCCACCTCGCGGAGACCTGCAACGTGAGCGCGTCGCTCAGGAAAGTCGGCATGTCGTCGACGGGTCTTTATCAGTTCCGCAGACGCTCGGCCGAGTTTCGCGCCGGATGGGACAGGGCGCTCGCGGAAGGCTATGACAATCTGGAGCTCGCCATGCTCAAGCGGGCGCTCAGCGGGACGCTGAAGCCGATTCTCAACCGCAATGGCGAGAAGATCGGCACGGTACGCGAATTCTCGGATTCGGTGGCGCTGCGGCTGCTCACGATTCGGCACGCAACCGTGCGCGGCGGCGCCGGCGAGCCGGCCGAGGACGACGAGGCGATCCGACTCCGCATCGAGGCGAAGCTTTCGCTGATGAACGAGCGGATGGGCGGCGATGGCTGAGGTGAGGCTGGCGCCCGGCGCATCCAAGATGGAGAAGCTCGCCAGCCAATCTCGCGAGTTTCGGAAGGAAATGATCGGCTCCATGTCGCGCGCGGAGCTGCGGAGCTGGGACGAGCTGTGGGACTGGCATGCACGCGACGCACAGCGCGCGCCGGAAGGGAATTGGCGGACATGGCTGATCCTCGCCGGGCGCGGCTTCGGAAAGACGCGGGCGGGCGCGGAATGGGTGCGGGGCAAGGCGGAGCGCAACGGGCGGCTCAGGATCGCGCTGGTCGGCGCGACGATCGCGGAGGCGCGCGCGGTGATGGTCGAGGGGGTGAGCGGATTGCTGACGATCGCGCCGCCGCGCAACCGGCCGACGTTCGAGCCCTCGCTCAAAAGGCTCACCTGGCGGAACGGGGCGCAGGCCTTTCTCTATTCGGCGGCGGAGCCGGAGGGACTTCGCGGAGCGGAGCATCATCTCGCCTGGGCGGACGAGATCGCCAAATGGCCGAACGGGCTGGAGACCTGGGACAATCTCGCCATGGGGCTGAGGCTCGGGGCGCGGCCGCTGACGGTGGCGACGACGACGCCCCGGCCGGTTCCGCTGGTGAGAAGGTTGCTTGGCGAGGCAGGCGTCGGCTGAACGGGATCGTCTGCGAGGGAGCGGGGTCGGTTGGATGCTGCGGAATATCGTGCAGCTCGGCTATCGCGGGCTCATCAACCATTATGTCGGGATGAGCCATTATTTCCGGCTCGAATGGAATGCAGGGGCCTCGGCCTTTCTGGTGAGCCTAGCCGGGGGCGTGCTCAACGCGCCGTGCGCGGCGTGGCATGCGGATTTCGCGGGGCGGGCAGAAGGGCTGGGGTTCGGGCTGATCCTGTCGCTTTCCTATGAGCTGTTCGACGCGCATTGCTGGGGGGACTGGAAGCAGCGGGCGGAGGATGGCTCGCCGGGGCTGACGGGATGGTCGCCGCCTTCCGCGCTGTTGTCGCCGGCGCATGCGGGGGCGATGTCGTATCTGCAGCAGGTGGCGCGGGCGTTCGTCGGGATCGCAGTGACGGCGGGGCAGGCGGCGCGGTTCCAGATCGGCGAGCCCTGGTGGTGGGTGATGCCGGATGGACGGCCCTGCCTTTATGACGATGCGGCGCGGGCGGCGTTCGGAGGTAGCCCGGTCTCGATTCCCGATGTGCGGGGGGCGCTGGATACCGGGCAGACGGCGCTGCTCGATGAGGCGGGGGCGTTGCTCGCCGCCTCGACAGCGGCGCTGCGGGATGCGGTGAGGGACGAGGCGGCGGGGGCGGAGGTGCTGCTGCTCGTCTATCTGCCGACGGTGCTCAGTGCGCAGGCTCCGGAGCTGAAGCGGGCGAATGTGCCGATCGGCTGGGCGAGCCCGGCTTATGACGTGCTCCAGCTCGAGGATTATGACTGGGTGGTGGCGGGCGATCGGGGTTCGACCGCGCGGGGCATCGCGGCGATGGCGGCTCGGCTCGGCTATCCTGTCGAGGAGCAGCATTATTTTTCGGGGTTCATCCTCAATCGCGAGGCCGCGCCGCTTTGGGCTGAAATCGATGCTGCGGCGGAGGCCGGCCGGGAGCGGGGGACGGCGGAGACCTTCGTCTGGGCGCTGCCGCAGGTGATCCGCGACGGCTTTGTGCATTTCGAACTGGGGGAGGAGGCGGTGCAGGCTTTCGACGATGTGAGCTTCCCGATAGAGATCGGGCGAGAAGCGACGGTGGAGCCGGGCTTCTCGACCGCGATCGTGACGACCGCTTCGGGGCATGAGCAGCGCAATGCCGACTGGGCGGATGCGCGGATGCGGTTCGATGCCGGGCTGGGGGTGAGGTCCGAAGCGGACATGCAGGCGCTGATCGCCTTCTTCCGGGCGCGACGGGGGGCGGCGAAGGGGTTTCGTTTCCGCGATCCTTTCGACGACAGCTCGAACGGGATGACGGGCGCGCCAGCCTTCGGCGATCAGGTGATCGGGGTGGGGGACGGGATCGCGACGCGCTTTGCGCTGGTGAAGCGCTATGGCGAGGGCGATGACGCGCTCTCGCGGCGGATCACGAGGCCGGCGGCGGGGAGCGTGAGGGTCGCGGTCGATGGCGTTGAGGCTGTGGCCGGTTGGACTCTGGACGACGGTGGGGTGATCGCCTTCGATGTCGCGCCGGCGGTGGGTGCGGAGGTGACGGCGGGGTTCCGTTTCGACGTGCCGGTGCGTTTCGGGGAGGACCGGCTGGAGGTGAGCCGGGCGACCTGGCTGGCGGGCGAGGCGGCGTCCGTGCCGCTCGTCGAGATCCGCGAGGCGTTCGCGTGACCGCCTGGCTTGCGCCGGAGCTTACCAGCATCGCCTTTTGCTGGCGGCTCGACAGGCGGGATGGGGTGACGATCGGCTTCACCAGCCATGATCGCGACCTGATGGTGGACGGCCTCGTCTATCGCGCCGCGCCGGGAATGCTGCCGTCTGCGATCAGCCTGTCCGACGGGTTCGATGTCGATACGCTTGACGTGTCGGGTGCGCTGACGAGCGACGCGATTACCGCCACCGATCTCGCGGCCGGGCGCTGGGACGGGGCGCGGGTGCGGCTGTTCGCGGTCGATTGGGAGGAGCCCGATGGGGAGCCGCTGGCGATGGCGCGCGGCGAACTGGGCGATGTCGGGATGCGCGATCGGGCGTTCACGGCAGAGCTGAGGGGGCCGACCGCGCTGCTCGAGCGGCCGGCGGTCGCATATAGTTCGCCGGAGTGCCGAGCGGAGCTGGGGGACAAGAGGTGCCGCGTCGATCTGGCCGGCCGGACACGGATCGCGCGGGTGATCGGCGTGGCCGGGGCGGTGACCCTGAGCCTGGATGTCGAGGAGGCGTCCGCCAACGCCTATTCCTACGGGCGGCTGCGCTGGATCGAGGGGGCGAACAGCGGTCTTTCGAGCTGGATACTCTCATCTGAGGGCGATGCGATCGTGCTGCGCGAGCCGCCGCCGTTCGCGATCGGGGCGGGCGTGCGGGTGGAACTGGTCGAGGGGTGCGACAAGGCCTTTGCCACGTGCCGGGGGCGGTTCGGGAATGCGGACAATTTCCGGGGCGAGCCGCATCTGCCCGGGAGTGACCTGCTGACGCGCTATCCTGGGGCGTAGGCTATGTATCCAGGCAGTGACATCGCGCGGCACGCCCGCGCGTGTGTCGGGGTGCGGTTCAGGCCGCAGGGGCGGGATCCGCAGCGGGGGCTCGATTGCATCGGCCTGGCGGGCTTCGCGTTCGGGGTGGAAACGCCGCGCGACTATCGACTGCGCGGCGGGGATGCCGGCGAGGTCGAGGGGCGGATCGCCGCGCTGGGGCTGGCGCGGATCGACGCGCAGGCGGCTCGTGAAGGCGACCTGCTGCTGCTCCAGGCGGCGCCCACCCAGCTTCATTTCGCGGTGATGACGGCGGACGGCTTTGTCCATGCCGACGCACGGCTGCGCCGGGTGGTCGAGACGCCGGGGCCTCCGGGCTGGCCAATCATTTCCGCATGGCGACAGGAAGGTTGAGATGGCGACATTGGTGCTGACGACCGTGGGCACGCTGGTCGGCGGGCCGATCGGCGGCGCGATCGGATCCTTGCTGGGGCAGCAGATCGACCAGCGGCTATTCGCGCCCAAGGGTCGGCAGGGGCCGCGGCTCAACGATCTTGCGGTGCAGACCTCCACCTATGGCTCGCCGATCCCCAAGCTGTTCGGCCGGATGCGGGTGGCGGGCACGGTGATTTGGGCGACCGACCTGATCGAGCACAGCCAAAGCTCGGGCGGCGGCAAGTCCGGGCCGAAGGTGACGACCTACAGCTATTCGGTGTCCTTCGCGGTGGCGCTGTCGGCGAGGCCGATCCGGGCGGTGCATCGCATCTGGGCTGACGGCAAGTTGTTGCGGGGTGCCGGCGGGGATTGGAAGAGCGAGACGGGCTATCGGCTGTATCTCGGGGGAGAGGATCAGGCGGTCGATCCGCTGATCGCATCGGCGGAAGGCGCGGAGGGCACTCCGGCCTATCGCGGGACCGCCTATGCGCTGTTCGAGGATTTCCAGCTTGCCGATTATGGAAACCATATTCCGTCGCTGACCTTCGAGGTCGAGGCCGATGAGGGGCCGGTTTCGATCGGGGCGATCGCGACCGCGCTGGCGAGCGGCGCGGTGGCGAGCGAGACGGGCGCGATGTTGGGCGGCTATGCGGCGAGCGGGGACAGCGTTCGAGGCGCGATCGAGACGCTGGCGGCAGCGGTGCCGATGTCGGTGATCGACGATGGCGCGGTGCTGCGGATGAGCGATGCGGCTCCTGCCCCCGTTGCTGTTGCCGCCGACGAGCAGGGGGCGAGCGCCGAGGAGAAGGGCGGCCCACGCGTCACGACCGAGCGAACGGCATCGGGCGCGCTGCCGGATGAGGTGGCGATCGCTTATTATGAGCCAGCGCGGGATTATCAGACCGGGCTGCAGCGCGCGCGGCTCGGCGGGCCGGGGCGGCGCGTCGAGAAGCTCGAGCTTCCCGCGGCGCTGACCAGCGAGGAGGCGAAGGCCATCGCCGAGCGGCGGCTGGCCGAAAGCTGGGCGGGGCGCCGGACCGCGACCCTGGCGCTTCCCTGGCGGCGAATGGACTTGCCCCCCGGCGGGCATGTGCTGCTGGCGGACGCGCCGCTGCCATGGCGGATCGCCGGATTCACGCTCGACCATATGGTGGCCGAGCTGAAGCTCGCGGGGGTCGCTGCGGCCGCGACATCGACGGCGGGTGCCTCGCCGGGCCGGTCCACGTCCGATCCGGACGAGGTGCATGGCGCGACCGTGCTGGCGCTGCTCGACCTGCCGCCGCTGGATGCCCTTCCGGCGGGGAGCCCGCGTATCTGGGTAGCGGCAGCGGGCGCCGCTCCGGGGTGGCGCAGGGCTTCTTTGAGCATCAGCCTTGATGCGGGAGCGAGCTGGACGGGGATCGGCACGACGGCGCAGCCGGCGACCATCGGCGCGGCGACCAGCATTCTCGCGAGCGGGAGTGCCGCCCAGTTCGATCGCGTCTCTTCGGTTGAGGTTGAGCTGGCGCATGAGGAGATGTGGCTGGAAAGCCGCGATGACCGCGCGCTCGTCGGCGGGGCGAATTGCGCCATGCTCGGAGACGAGCTCATCCAGTTCGGACAGGCCGAGCCGAGCGGGCCGGGCCGGTTCATGCTGTCGCGGCTGCTGCGCGGGCGGCAGGGGACCGAGTGGGCAATGGGCAGCCATGTCGCAGGCGAGCGGTTCGTGCTGCTCGATGCGGCGACATTGCTGCCGGTAGAGCTTGGGCGTGAGGCGATCGGCGGGCCCGTGCGGATCATGGCGAGCGGGGTGGGTGATGCTGCGCCGGTGGAGGCTTCGCTCGACTTTGCGGGGCGGGCGCTGCGGCCGCCGGCACCGGTGCATCTCAGATGCGAACGGCTCGGCGACGGCACGATCCGCATCGGCTGGACGAGGCGCAGCCGGGTGGGCTGGGCATGGCTCGACGGCGCGGACGCGCCGATCGGCGAGGAAGGCGAGCGCTATCGGCTGAGCCTGGACCCTTCCGTGGGGGCGGGGCGCACGGTCGAGGTGGCGACGCCCAGCTATGATTACGGGCCGGCGGAGCAGGCTGCGGACGGATCGGCGGGGGCGGGCGTGCTGACGGTGTCCGTCGCGCAGCTCGGCAGCGTGGCGCCCTCGTCTCCGCCGGCGACCGGGGTGTTTTCGGTCTGATCCCGAGAGGGGTCAATTCAGTTAAAGGCAAAAGGATCGACATGGCGGATATGAGCGCGCGCTTCGGCCTTCCCTTCATTCAGGCGGGGCAGGCGCAGAAAGAGATTTTCCACAATGAGGCGCTGGCGCTGATCGACGCGGCGCTGCACCCGGTGGCGCAGAGCGCGGGGGATAACGATCCCCCGTCCTCGCCCGTCGCAGGCCAGTGCTGGATCGTCGGCGCCAGCCCGACCGGAGCATGGGCCGGACAAGCGAGCGCAATCGCGGCCTGGACCGAAGGCGGCTGGCGTTTCGTCGCGCCGAAACCGGGAATGCTCGTGTGGGTGATCGCCGAGGGGCTGTGGGCCCGTAAGGTCGGCAGCGGCTGGCTGATCGGCGACATCGCCGCGGCCTCGATCAGCGTGGCGGGCGAGCAGGTGGTGGGGCCGCAACAGCCGGCGATCGGCGATCCCGCAGGCGGCGCCACGATCGACGTTGAGGCGCGGGCCGCGATTGCCGCGCTGGTGGCGGCGGCGCGGAGCCATGGCTTGATTGCCACATAAGGATTTTTTTTGACTCCCCGAGAAACTTCGGAGCCGTAACGGAGTTTAGCGACGCGTCTGTTCCGCTGCATCAACGTTGCTAGGCAACTGAGACGTTTCGGCAACAGATCAGAGTTATGCGCGCTTGCGCGGATACTCCGCATTGGTTAGGTACACCAGCGTCCCGCTCCGGGAGCCGTTTGAAAGGGGATGGATATGCGTAAGCTCGCCATAATGGCCGTGCTCGCCTCGACTGCCTTGGCCACGCCAGCGATTGCGCGCGACAAGGCTTGGTATGTCGGTGTTGAAGGCGGTGCGATGATCGTCGAAGACATCGACTTCACCGTTAGGGACGCGACCAGCGGCGCTGTAGTAAACAGCGGCAGTGTCGACCACAAATATGGTTGGGATGTCGATGGCATCGTCGGCTATGATTTCGGGGCATTCCGCCTCGAAGGCGAAGTTGGGTATCGGCAGGCTTTCCTCGACGTCAGCGATAATGCTGGCCTGAACGGCAAGACCACCGCGCTCAGCTTCATGGTCAACGGCCTGCTGGACTTCGGTCCGGACGACGGGATCAACGGCTTCGCCGGTGCCGGCGCGGGTATCGCGCGCGTCAAGGCCGACAACTATCGCGACACGTCTGTCTCGCCCGCCATTCCGGTGTTGAACGACAGCGATTCCAAGTTCGCCTGGCAGGTGATTGCAGGCGTACGGGCGCCGCTGACCGACACGGTCGACGTCGGGCTCAAATATCGCTTCTTCAACGTCGATAATATCAAGCTTGTCGATGCCGCCGGCGACAATGTGAAGGCGAAGTTCCGCTCGCACAGCATTCTCGGCAGCCTGATCTTCAACTTCGGCGAGCCCGCGGCACCCCCGCCCC